GGAGATGTACTCGGAGAACGTCGCGTTGATCGTGTTCTGGGAAGTGATGGTGTTGGGAGTAATGGCCATGCTGGCCTCCTAACTCTCGATGCTATTTGTTGTCGTGCTCCGCGTTCCACTGTTCGCGGATGCGGATGCGCTCTTGCGTGTTTCTGACGCCCTTGAGGCGCTCGTTGAGCGTCTGCGCGGACACAATCTGCTCGCCCCCGTCGCTCATGGAGCCGTACTTCGGGCGCTTGGACTCGAGGTCGGCGAGGTACTTGGCGTTGTCCTCCACGTCCCCGCTCATGCGCGAGAGGGTCTCCGCGTCGACCTTGTACTGAGCGGCCATCGCCTGCACGCTCGTCATCCGCACCTGCTCCGCCTCGAGCGCCTCGAACTTGGCCTTCCACTCGTCGGCTGCGGCCTTTGCCTTCGCCGCCGCGTCCGTGGCCTTCTCGAGGTCGGACTTGTTGGCTTCCTCGATCTCGTCGAGTCGTGCGGCCTTGGCCTTAAGTTCGGCGTAGTCGGAGGGCTCCTCATGCTTCACTCGCGCGACGCGCTCCTGAATCATGCGGTTGACCTGCTCCTGCGTGAACGTCTTCGGCTCGTTGCCGCCGTTTCCAGACTGCTCCATGGGTGCAGTCTGTTGGGTCGTGCCGTCGGTGCCTTCCTCCACAATCGGAGTGTCCGTGCTCTCGGCCATGTCGGCCTCCTATCCCGCGCCCCAGCGCGTGTCGGTTGCGGCGATTGACCGCTCGCCGCGATGCGTGGATATGAAAAACCGCCCATGCGGTGATGGACGGTTGATTCATCGAGAGATGCGTGTTGGAGTCGCACCAACCTACGTGGCTTTGCAGGCCACTGCCTAGCTGCTTGGCTAACGCATCTTTGTTTCGCGCACGGAAACGCATCTTTCGTTGCATTTAGCTGTCGAATTTGCAGGTTTTCCGCAAATTTGACCGCTAAAACGCAGAGTCCGTTGCATTTCGTTGCGCGTGAAGCTTCCCGCCGTGGGTTCGAACCACGATTTTCGGAACCAGACTCCGAGGTCCTGCCAGTTGGACGAACGGGAAGTGAAGCAGGGCATGGGTGAGTCGAACGCCCATGAGCGGTTTTGGAGACCGCCGCACTGCCGTTGTGCTAATGCCCTGTGAAGCTGACACGGTGGGACTCGAACCCACAGCCTCGGGCTTAACAGGCCCTCGCTCTGCCAGTTGAGCTACGCGCCAGTGATTGGCTAGCGACGCGCGCCACCCGTCCACCTGGCGTAGTGGTGGTGGGTTAGAGTCGGCTGGCCGGCTGGCCGTCGCTCTCGCGCGCGCGTATTTATATATTTTTTTCTTTCTCTCTTTCCCCTTGAAAAAATCAAGATTGGGGAAAAATGCCACGGCCAGACGGCCAAAACGAAAAACATGCCATCTGACCTGCGGTTATGTTGGCCGTGAAGTGGCCGTGAGTGGCCGTTTCGGCCACGGCCAGCGACGGCCAATTACTAGGTTTAGGTAACATTGATATAACTATAAGCGTAATTCATTCACGATTGATGAATGTTGAAATCCTTTGTAGCAATATCTAAGTCCGGCCAGCTTAGATTTTTCACGGCCACCCACGGCCAGTCACGGCCAGAAAATGGCAGGTTCACGGCCACCTGACGGCCACCCACGGCCAGTCCGACGGCCACCCCGGAGGCGATGGACGGGGGAGGTCGCTAGTCCCTCTCATCGGTTCCTCCACTTCCGGTCGTTTCTCCTGTGCGCCGCGCTCGCGGCCTCCTCAAGGCGTGCGATGATGTTCGCCCGCTCGACCTCCTGAGTCGTGCCGTTGCGCTCGGCGTTGGCCTTGGCCCTCTCGTCGACGCGCCCCTGCCAGAGGTCGTAGAGCATGTCGGGGTCGTAGCCCTCCACCTGCGTGGACGACCTAGCCTCGTCGCCGCCCGCACCTGGTACCACAACGCAGTCGCAGCTACGGTGACTTGATGCCCCCGCGCTCTCCGCGCTGTGATAGACGAAGCCACGGCTCGCCAGCATCAGGCAGAAGTCGCATGTGCTGGGACCGGTCGGTATCCTCGCGTAGCGCATGCCCTCGCGTGCGCAGTTGCGGACCATTGCCTCGCGGTTGCACATCCACGCGTACATGTCGGCGAGCGCCCCACACCCGTCCACGAAGACGTCGCGCCTGCCCTCGACCACGTTGCGGGCGAGGTAGTGCACCTTGTCCTCGAGCATGGCCGGGTCCACCACGTCGTCGTACAGCTCGAACGTCGCGGCCTCTAGCCCCTCGGCGTCGCGCACCTCGTCGAAGAGCTGCCCCGCGAGCGCCTGCGCCATGTCGCCGTGGATGCCCACGGAGTCCGTGAGCGCCGATATCGCCGCGTCGCGTATCCTGGTGACGCCCGCGCCGCGCGAGTGCCTGAGCTCCCCCGCCACGTACTCTGACGCCTTCTGCGCCACTTCGACCATCGCGGTTCGGTACCACTCGAGGTCGGCGGCGCTAATCAGCATCGGTCTCCTCCGTCGCTAGTCCGAGTCCCTCGGGCTGCTGTGCCTGCGGCTGCTGCTGCCGCCCCGCGAGAATCGAGCCGAACGACTGCCGCGCCTGCGCCATGCGAATCTGCGAGTTGACGCGGGCGATGGTCGCCTGGTCGAAGCCGACCATCTCGAAGAAGACGTCGGTGCTCGCGAACGCGGGGTTCACGCTGGCAATCTTCATCGCCGCGTCCGTCGTCGACGCGATGGACGGCATCGCCGGGTTCTTGAAGTGCGGCATGACCGAGCGCTGCACGTCATCGAGGTCGTCCACGCTCGTGCGGTTCGACTCGACCATCATCACGAGCAGCGCGATCTGCCTGAGCGCCGGGATGAGGTGCTCGTCCTCGAAGCTCTGCGCGTCCTCGATGAGGTCGCGCCTGGCCTCCACGATGGCCTCGGCGCTCGACGGGTTGTCCTGCACGATGCCGAGCGAGTTGAGCGGCACGCCCGTCGCCGCCGCGAACATCTTGGCGTCCGTCTCGATGAGGCGGATGAGCGCGTCGGGCTGGTTGGACGGGAGCTGTCCCGCCGTTGGCGTGTGGCCCTGCTTGTCCATGGTCGCCAGCAGAATCGGGTTGATGTACATGTTCCACTGCGGCTTTTCCTGCAGCCTCTCGTACATGTTCTCGGTGAGTCCGAGCACGTAGCGCATCGGAATCGCGTAGAACGCGCGGCTGATGGCGATGGCGAGCCTCACGCTGAGGACGTCGTCGATGACGCTGCGCACGTCCTTGGTGATGCGCGTCCCGCCCAGCGGCTTCTTGTCCGTTGGCTCGTAGACGAACGGGACCATCATCATCGTGTCGGCTGGCGTCTCGACGTGCTCCGCGTGCCACTCGCTCTGCGAGTCGCGCACTATCGCCACGCGGTTGCCGGGCATGTGCAGGTTCACGCGCGTCACGACCTGCCGCTTGGGTGCCCACTCGGTGCGCCCGCTGTCTGCGATGACGAACCCGCTCCTGATGCGCCCCGTGGCCTCGTTCATGATGGCCGCGCCGTTGTCTGCGGAGTGGAACGTGACGCTCGCGCTCGTGCCGAAGTTGTTCACGCACGCGAACGCGCATCCCTTCTTGAGCGTGCCCATCCTCGTGCGCGAGAACTCGGCGTCGAAGTCGATGCGCCCGAGCGCACGCCTGAGTCCCTCGTCCATGCCGTCGCGCCCGTCGAACACGAACCCGTCGAAGCGCACGTGGTTGGCGAGCGACTTCACGGCCTTCCTCGCCCAGTCGCACGAGAGGTCGACGTGGACCCGCTCCTTCGCCTCCTGCGGCAGGATGTCGACGCCGATGTCCTTCGCCATCACGTCGCCCTCGTAGTAGTGCTCGATTGCGTTGTTCCGCTCCTGCACGTGGTCGTAGACCCTCAGCAGCGCGTCGAGCTCGTCGGCCTCGGAGGTGGTGAGTCCCTTTGCGCGCTTGATTCCGTTGATGTCGCTCATAGGTTGATCATCATCTCCTCGTCGGGCTCGCGGCGAATCCTCAACGCGGCCCCGTGCGCATGGGCGACGGCCTCGACAAGCGAGGCGTTGGCATTGCCAACGGACTCGAAGCCGTAGCCGCCCGTGCTCTTGTTGCCTATCGCGCGCTTGCCGCATCCCTTGGCAGCTTCGGTCAGTGCCTCGTCACCGTTATGGGTGACGGCATGCTCCCTGACCGCGTTCACGAATCCCGTGTAGTGCTCTATGGCCTGCGCCGTGTTGGGCTGAACCACGACCTCCTCGGGTGCGCCGCTGTCGAGCAGCTTCCCGACGAACGACTGCGCGTTGCTCTTGCCGTCGACCACGATGGCCTCGGCATAGTCGGACACGTCGCGCATGTACTCGACCACGTGCCCCAGCCCGCGGGTGAGCGAGCACACCTCGGCCACCTCCACGTGCAGCGGCACGCTTGCGTCGCTCGGCATGACGCACACCGCGATCACCGCGCTCTGTGCGTCCGGCGTGAACTTGACTGCGTAGACGAGCTTGCCGTCGGGCACGTCTCCGTCCAACCTGCACTCGTCCCACGACTTGCCGTCTATCGGATGGGCCGCAAGTCGTGCCGCGCCACGCCAGCTCAGGTGCTCCTGTGCGAACTTCTCGGGCGTCATGCTCCGTGCGTCCTTCTGCAGGGCAGAGATGAGTAGCTGGTAGCCTAGCGACGGATTGTATTGATACCATCGGTCGATGTCCGTCACGTCGCCGACCTCGGGTGCGCTCCACTCGTGGATGCACATCCCCGGATACGGGTTCGTGTGGGCCATGTCCAGCAGGCGTGTGAACACCTCGCCCTCGTACGGCTTCTCGGGATTCGGCACGGTGCCCATCAGAATCGTCTGCGGCGAGCCTAGCGGTGCAGCCGAGTTGAGCGGCGAGAGCGCCGCGTCCTGCTGGTCGGTGTAGATTTGGGCCTCGTCGATCACGACGAGGTCGAACGTCCCGCCACGGCCGGCATTGCCGGACTTGCCCCTCGTGCGGAACTCGATGTGCCCGCCATTCGTGAGGTCGAGGACCATCTGGCCCTGGCTCACGGTGTACTTCTTGACGAGCCTGTTGAGCTCCGGGTACTTCGCGTTCGGGTCGTTGCGGCACTCGCCGAACTTCTCGCGCAGCCTGTCGAACGCGACCTGCGACGTCTGGAACTCCTGGGCGGTGTGCAGTATGCGCTCGCCACGCACGATGAGCCCTGCGGTCTCGCGTGGCTCGCACGCTCCCGTCTTGCCCTGCTGGCGGCTGACCAGAAGTATGCACAGCGAGTTGAGCAGCTTCCCGTTGTCATCGAGGGCGAGCCAGTCGTCGAGCACCATGCGCTGCCATGGATGCGGTCGGAGTGCGTAGGCCGACGAGAGCGCCGTCGCCACGTTGCCCTGCGTCCTCGTGTAGTCGGCGCAGTACGTGTACGTCGGCGTCTGGTTCCCGACTCTAGGCATCTGCCGCCATCTTCAGTATGTCGGCAAGCGGCGTCGACTCGTCCTGTCTTGCCTCGAGCGCCCTCACACGCTCCATTGCCTCGAACAGCCCCGTCGCCAGCGGCTTGATGTCACGGCCACTGTCGGTCATGTCGAGGACGCGGGCGTACTTGCGGACGATGGCGCGGGTCATGCCCAGCTCGTCACCCTCCGCCCACAGCTCCTCGATCGACTCGGGGCTACTGGTCGGTAGCGCCTTGTTCTTGGGCATCATCCACCTCCTTGCGCGGGTGCCTCCAATCGCGAGACGGCCTCACCTGGATGTCTGGGCATCGACGCTTCGACTTCCCATACTTGAGGTCTATGATTGCCTGCTTCGTCTCCTCGACGGTCTTGTTGGAGCGCCATTCGTTGCAGCACTTGTGGGCTGCTGCGAGGTTCCCGTAGTCGAGGGCGCACGCCATCGCTGACGGATAGCCGCCCATCTCGTACTTCGACACTGGCACAAGCTCATCCATGACGAACGAGTACGGGTGTGGGTACTTGAGCGAGTAGTCGATGACTCCCGACCTTCCGGCAAGCTGGCATATCCAACATGGCCTGCCCTCTGCCATCAGTCGCATCTGTAGCTTCTTGCGCTCTCGCGTGTTCTTCCACCTTGGCTCACGAGGCATCGAGCATCACTTCCGCCTTTGCGCCCTTCTTCGAATTGCACATGAAGTGAGCGAGCTGAACGTTGTTCCACGTGTGCTCGCCGCCCTGCGCGAACGGCACGATGTGGTCGATGGACGGGTATGTTGGGCCGCAGCCGCCATACTCCCTGTCGTTCCAGTCGCACGGCTCGCCGCATATCTGGCAGACCCCGCCGTCGCGAGCGAATACGCCTTGGAGCGAGATCGTGCCGTCATAGGCGACGTTGTACTTCCGTGCCCTGTGCCTGTGGAAATCGCCACGACCTTGCTTACGCGCGTACTTCTTCGAGCACTCGTCGCAACAGCAGACTCGCCTCGGGTTTACGTCATGGAACACGCTGCCGCACACGGCGCACTCTCTGTCGGTGAGATAGGCGCGCAGCGATTCCTTGGCCTCGTCCATTCTGCGAATCGTGACGTCCACGCTTCGTGACGTGCGCTCGCGTGCATTCGAGATTCGCCTGATTGACTCGATGACGTTCTTTCTTGCCAACGTCATTTCCGTACATGACGGACATTGCCAATTCTTGCCCATGTCCGTAATGCCGTGGACGAACTCGTACCCGCACTCAGCGCATCGGATAGTCGCGACTAGTTGTCCGCCGTTCCTGAACCCGCCGACGTACTCGAACCTGTCACCTTGGGTCTCGGCGAGCCGCTGGATGAACCGACGCTCGCCTTCCTCGTGCTTGAGTTGGTTGAGCTCTTGCATGCGCTCGGTGTAGACGAACTCACCGTTTGCCTTGCTCTTGCCCTTGCGTCCCTCTTGGTGTGCACCTTTACCGAGATGGATACCGCGCTGACACATCCATTTGCAAACCGTGCCCTCGCCAAGTCCGTATTTCTGGTCCAGTTGCCGACCGGGTATCCCGAGTGTCGTGTACTCGTACTCAATCTGGTCAAGATCGTAGTCGGATTTGTCGACGCGAGGATTGTTTGCAATGAGCCCACGCTTCTTGAGTACGCTCCTTGTGCCGTTTTGCAGATACCCAGTGACCTCGGCTATCTGCTTCGCGTTCCATCCGA